TCGGAATCCAAGGACGGCACTGGTTCGACTCCGATACCAGCCACTCAGCCCCATCCACTCGTCAGGACGGGGCACACAACGCCAAACAAGCAAAGGAAACACACCATGAACGAAAACAAACCACAGGCGGCAACATGGGTGCTCTGCGTCGACGTCGACCCCGACAACCCGGAATCCGACCCCGCATTCATCTGCAAACTCGACATGCCGCTGGACACATTCAAAGGCGGTCTGATTGGCGTCACCCTGGCCGGCAACATGGGCGAGGATACCGCGCTCGCCGCCAGAATCGCATGCCAGGCCATCGACAAGGCGCTCAAACGTCACCTCGAACGCGGCGGAGACAGCGACACCCCGGAAATGCTCACCGGCCTCCACATCGACCCGATGGGCGACATTCGGGATGGCAGGCCATGACTGACCTGCTTCGGCCGGAGGAGTTCGCGGCGATGATCGGCATGAGTCCCCGCACTCTCGCCAATTGGCGGAGCAATGGCAAAGGGCCGAAATATTTGAAGATTGGCGACGAGCCGCCGGAAGGCAAGCAGGACAGGCGTGAAGTGCGTTATCCGCGTGACGTGGCCGAAAGGTGGGCCTTGGCTCACGAATTCACGAGGACGGTAGCGAGATGAAACCCCACAATGATGGCCACTACTTCGTACCTGGAAGCCGTCAGACCGGCAGATATGAGCCGCGAGGCTTCATGGTCGGCTCCTATGCCAAGCCGACTTTGACGGAGCAGGGCATCGACGTGGACGAATTCATCAGGCAAAACCATCGGCTCATTGAAAGACTCAGGAAAGGAAACCATTGAAACACGAATACAGCAGTGACGAGCTCCGAGAGCTCAAAAGCATTTACGACGAGTCCGGCGAAGCTGGACTCCAGATCGGCGAAATGCGGGCCCTGCGCAAGGCCGGACTTGTCAAGCAAGACCTACCGCCAGAGCCGGAGAAGCCGCATGAGGACACTCTGGCCGACTATCAGGCGCTATCCGCGCCGGAGGAGCCGGAGAAGCCGAAATTGGAGTCCACCAACACGAACCGCAATCCGGAAATGCGTCAGGCGGTCTACGACACCATCGCGGAATTCTGCTCTGGCGGCCACGTGCCGACCATCCAGAAAATCGCGGACGCAATGCACAAGAGCAAAAGCACGGTAGCCAACCACGTGCTCGCCCTCGCGAAAGAAGGCCGCATCAGCAAAGACCCAGAAACGGGACGCTACCGCATCGCAAACCAAACCATCGAACAGAAGGAGCCCATCATGACCACCACCACAGTCCAGGAACAGCAGGAAGCCAAGCCGGAAGAGCCGCGCACCATCATCGCAAACGCCTTGGTCGGCATCTTCGACGCCGTATCAGCCTTGCAGCGCACCGCATTCCAAGCCAACGACAAGGTGGTCTACGGCTTCGCCACGAAACTGCTCACCGGCGAATTGATGGACATCAAAGCCAACTACAGCAAGGACGCAAAATGAGACTCAAATTCGATAGCGAGAGTGGCGTTTTCACCATCAAGCCAGAGTCCGAGGCGGAGATCACCAAGCTCAGGACGTCCGCGTTGGATATCGCCAATCTGCTGGTCGATTATTTCGACGCCGACATCATCAAAGCAGACATAAACAAGCCAAGCAATCAGCAGGGAGCCTGAAATGGACAAACAGTCAGAAAACAGCATCAGAGACCAATACAGCCAAATGCGGCCGGACGAGCAGAACAAATACATCGGCGGTATTGCCGGAATCGTCAAAAGAGCCACAGACGTCTTCAAAATCGTGAAGGATGAGTGGGCACACGACCATGACGGCGGAGACAAGGAGACGGTCAACATCGGCAGCCTCGAAGCCGGGGAAATCAGCCTCAGCAAAGGCACCGAAGGAAAATACGTGGTCACCGACCCCAAAAAATACGGTGCGCTCCTCCATGATTGCGGCTTCACCATTCCAGGAGGCCAGCCCGCAGCCGAACAGGCATGGATGCCACGTCCGGAAGCCATGGACCAGCAGTACATCGAAGACATGGTGGCCGACCACGGCGGCGAACTCCCGGACGGCGTGGAATACAAGGCCGGACGGCCAGCCACAGTCACATTCCGAGCCGCAAAAGGCTTTGTGGACAAAATGTTCAGCACCGAACTCGCAGCCGAAACCATGCGCATGCTACTCACCGCCACGCCAGAAAAAGGAGAAGACAAATGAGCAACGAACTCACCCTCACCGACACACAAGACACTTTCACCCAACGCCAATTGGCCGCATTGACGCAGATCGGCGTTCAGGACGCCACCCCGGCAGACCTTGCCGTGTTCCTGCATCAATGCCAGCGCACCGGCCTTGACCCATTCGCGAAACAGATCTACATGATCGCCCGTCGAAGCAAGGACTCGCGCGGCAATTACGTGATGAAGCAGACCATCCAAACCGGCATCGACGGCTTTCGTCTCATCGCCCGCCGAGTCGCTGACCGCAATCACGAAAAGCTTGAAGAGCAGGACGTGCTCTGGTGCGGCGATGACGGCGAATGGCATGACGTGTGGCTCAAGAAAGTGCCGCCGACCGCAGCGAAAGCCACCATCATCCGTGGAGACTCGAAATTCAGCGCTGTCGCACTCTTCTCGGAATACTGTCCGACACGTCTCGACCGTGGCAGCGGCCAGCAGGTGCCGACCGGCGTCTGGGGCACGAAACCCGCCTTGATGATCGCGAAATGCGCCGAAGCATTGGCCTTGCGCAAGGCTTTCCCGCAATACCTCTCAGGCGTCTACACCAGCGATGAGACGTCGATGGATGACGTGCAGGCCGAAGTCGTGGAAGAAGAGGAAACCAAGCGGAAAAGCTATGGCACTCGTGCCAGGCAAATGCCGGACAAGGCACCATGCCGACGCGAACAGGCCGAACGAATCTACCAGATTCTTCGTGAATGCGGCGTCTCATCCAAGGAGGAGGCCGAAGCCGTCATGTTCGCCCACACCGGCGCCCACGGATTGACAGACCCGACACACATCAGCGCATTGGATGCAGACAATCTCCTCGCCAATGAGGACTTCCTGCGCCGCAGGACCACTCAGGCATTGGACGAATACCGCAAGCAGCAGGAGCCCGAAGAGGAACCGGCCGAGGTCATCGAACCGGACCCCGAGGCCGAGGCTGATACCGATGTGAAGGATGGTGAGTGATGGCCGGAGAAACCGTAATCACCGTGGTGGGCAATCTGACCGCCGACCCGGAATTGCGCACGACACGCAATGGCGGCGCGGTGGCGAACTTCACCATCGCGGCCACGCCACGCGTATACAACAGCCAGGCCAACCAGTGGGAGGACGGCGACGCTTTGTTCATGCGCTGCACCGCTTGGCGCGACCTCGCCACGCATTGCGCCCAATCGCTCCGCAAGGGCATGCGCGTCATCGCGCAGGGCCGTTTGCAGCAGCGTTCCTATCAGGCGCAGGACGGTTCCAACCGTACTGTCATCGAAATGACCGTGGACGAGATAGGACCATCGCTCAAATATGCGACCGCGCAGGTGCAGCGTCAGCAGCATGGCAACGGTGGTGGCTTCCAAGGCAATAATGCGGGTGGTTTCGCCGGTGGCGCTAAGGATCAGCAGCCCCAGCAGCAGGCGCAGGCTCCGGCAGATGACCCGTGGGGCGCTCCGGCTGGAGAGCCTGATTTCTGATGCGTGAGTGGATTGAGCCGCCGGACGTGCTGCCCACATGTCCGATTCATGGGTGCGCGATGTATCCGGCGCGCCCCATCCCATGCCCCGAATGTGAGGCCGAAAGCGAAGACCATTACGCGGACATTGGCGATGCCGACATTTGGATTTTGGAGGACGAATGACGCAGGAAACCACCATTGACGTGCCGAAGGCCTACTGGTGGACCCAGAACAAGCGTGGAGACTGGCGGGCGAAATACCGGCGCACCAGCGTCGTGAAAAGACGTGCCTACCTCACCTACCGCAGTCTCATCAACAGCGGCAAACTCAAGCCGCCAACCAAATGGCCAGTGCACGTCACCGCCATCATCCACCCCTTGACACACGGCAGATTCGATCCTGAGAACGCGGCGCCGATGGTCAAGGCAATCTTGGACGCCATCACACAAGCCGATTTCTGGCCGGACGATAACGCCAGATACGTGGTCGGCCCGGACTACAGGCTAGGCGAGCCAAGCACCGAAAAAGGCGTCTACCACATCACCATCCGAATCGAAGAAGAGGAGCTTTGACATGGCTACGAACGTGACCGAGAAAGACAAGACACTCAACGAGATCATCGACTGGGCGAAAAGTCGCTGTCATGAAGCCGCACTTTCCAGATTCGACGTTCGCAGAAAGAGCGACCGAGACTTCTATGACGGCCAAGTTAACGCATTCCATGAAATTCTAGAGCTTTGCCGTTCCATGCTCGGCTACAGCGGTTCCATGCCTTCAGAGGTGCCGAATCAAAGCGAGGACGCGAAATGAGCGCGTATCAGCCTGTTCTTGACCCCGCATGCGGCGGCCGAATGTTCTGGTTCGACAAGTCGGATGATCGAGTGCTTTTTGGTGATGTGCGGGATGAAAGCTGGGAATTGTGCGATGGGCGTAGGTTCGATGTCAGGCCGGACATGCTGATGGACTATCGCGACCTGCCGTTCCCCGATGAGACGTTCCGCATGGTCGTGCTCGACCCGCCCCACCTGCGCAATGCGGGCGATACGAGCTACATGGTGCGGAAGTACGGATGCCTCGACCAAGAGACATGGAGGACTGACCTCAAGACCATGTTCGACGAGTGTTTCCGCGTCTTGAAGCCTTACGGGACATTGATTTTCAAGTGGAATGAAACGCAGATACCCGTCTCGCAGATTCTCAAGCTCACAGCGCACAAGCCACTCTTCGGCAACAAGCAGCCGAACCGCACGGGAACACACTGGATTGTCTTCATGAAGGAGGACGCGAAATGAATAAACGGTACAAGGTTTGCCCACTTTTTTGGAGTGATTACGACGATGAGCGCACCTTGATGAATATGGGTGTGTTTGAAAAGTTGCTGAACGAGGGTTGGAAGATTCTGCGGGTGGATACCATGCCGCCAACGGAATTGCTTAATAACGCCGTCCCCACGACGAACGTCTACATCCTTGAGCGGGAGGCTAATGATGATTAGCCGATACGACAAGGACATGTGTTGCCTGTATATCGCTGAGGGGATGACCTACATCTGGCAACAACGAGGGAACCAAGAGCTTTCCCGAATACTTGAATCATTGGCCGATAGGAAGCTCATGAAGCGTGTCCATGGCGGGTATGCGATCACGCTCAAGGGATTGTTGGCAGTCAAGGTGTGGAGACTTCACCTGTTCCTGTTCCATCACGGTGAATACAAGTACTTCAGGAGGAAGAAATGAGCAGGGCTGAGACTACCGCCATGCTGTCCAAGCTGGTGGAGAAGAGGTTGAGGAATCAGACCGCTTTTTGGGCGAGCGAGGTCAATTTCGACCGTAACACGTCCGACGAAAGGCGCGTGGACTACGTGGGCTTCAAGCCATGGAACATCAACGGCGAGCCGGTGCCCGCAAGCGTTGAAAAAGGCTGCTTCGAATTCTTCGAGATTAAAAGCTGCATGGCTGATTTTCGAAGTGGCAACGGATTGACATTCTACGGCGACAAGAACTATCTGGTCTGCACGAAGGAGCTGTGCGACGAGATCGTATGGCAGAAGATGGTGCCGCCGCGTGTGAACGCGATCCTGACACCAGATTCGACCGGCTCGAAACTGATTCTCAACTATGTGCAGTCCTACAACGACCTGTCATACCGGCGACGGCCCGCAAGCGAAATTCTCTGGGCCATGGTCAAAGCAAACGGAAAGAGGACGAATTGAGCAAGACGATCAGATACGTGGAATGCGGCCACTGCGGTGAGACCGTCGGCACATATTACGTCACCTGCCCTTACTGCGGATACCGCCTGGTGTCCGCTCAGCAGGCGGTCATGGATGGCTTGGCATGGTGACGCTCGACCCGCCACCGGACTTGTTGGAGATCGCCGAAGCCCTGGACGCGATGGCGAAACCACACGTGGGAAGCGGCTGGGCGAACACCAACTACACCGACCTGCCCTGCACCACGCCACGGCAGGAGGCCATCTGGATGGAATACAACGGAATCACAAGAGGGGAGGATTGATGGCAAGGCGCGGATACGTGCAATTGGCCAATGGCTTCTATCTCAACCGGAAGGTACGCCGGTTGCGTCGCACCATGCCATCGGCCATCAGCGCCTTCGTCATCATGCTTTCCTACTGCGGCGACAACCTCACGGACGGTTATGTGGACTCGGACACGGCGGAATTCGTGCTCGACATCACCACACAGGAGCTTGACGCTTTGCAGCAGGTCGGATTGATCGAGGCCGTGGATGGCGGCTATGTCATCCACGATTACCTTGAGCATAATCGGAGCCGTCAGCAGGTGATGGCCAAGCGCAAGCGTGAGCATGACCGTTATTCTGCTGGCAGTCTGCCGGCAGAAAGTGCGCAGACTGCCGGCAGAATCGAAACAGAATCGGGACAAACACCAGAACACCAGAACCCCAGAACCCAAAAGAAAGATGAAGAAGAATATTCTTCTTCTTCATCCAAAGAAATCGGGCTGAACGACTTCGAGCTGGTCAGGGAGAAAGCGCACGCCAATGCCGATATCATCCGCGATTATCCGAATCTCGACCTGTCGGACGCGTGGAACGCATTCTTAAGCCGACATTATGGCGAGACACGCACCGTCAACGACTGGTGCCGCCAATGGAAAGGCTGGTGCCAGCGCAGGGCCAAAATGAGCGGCATACCACCCAGCAAACCACACGTGCACACGTGGAAATGCTCTCACGTGCTCGAAGCGCTCGGACGCGACGAAGAAACAGCACAGGCAGACGAAAATGCCTGCGAATTAGCCGACAGACTCAACAAGGAGAAATCATGAAACACGACGAATCGGAAACAATGTACAGCCTGGAATGGTTGAGACACGAACGCCGCAAGGCATGGCAGGAAGGCTACGCGGCCGGATGGAAAGACCAGGAATGCGATTTTCCGCCACACACCACAGAAAACCCATATCTGGAGGCCACAAAATGAACGTCTACATCGTCACCGCAAACGCCGGAGACAGAAGCGACTACAGCGATTTCTGCATTCCAGATGGACGCATACATCCGTGGTCGTGGCGGCGAACCATGGCCGAATACTTATACCGCGGATACGCCGAGGAGGTCAGCATCATGGGCGTCTATTCCACGCGAGACCAAGCCGAAAACCGCGTCCGTGAACTCGATCGCGAACACTTCGACAAACTCCAAATCTTCGAATGCGTCGTAGACGCCAATTGCTGGAAATACGTAGGAGGATACGAGGAATAATGAAGCAAAGAATCGACTTCGCCCTGCAACCAGTGTCACTCGGGCCGAACTTCATCGGCTTCGCCGTGGATGTGCCAGTTCAACCATGCAAAAACGGCGAAATAGGACCATTCACCAGAAAAACCGCCACCAGCGACGGAACAACCGCCCTCACGTACTACAAGCTTACCGACGACTTCGCAAAAAGACTCGACGAAGCCATCAAAGCCTTCAAAACCAAGCTCACCGAACCGGAGGCCACCAAATGAAGAAAATCCTCGAAGACATGATCATCAAGTGGCATCAGGCCGGTTACTCGCTCGACGAGATCGCGCCGCTCGTGCCGCAGGTGCCGAAAGCGGAAGTCGCCGCGATCATCCGCCAGCACGACAAGGAGGCCAGACTTTGACCGACTGCCAGCACTGCCAGAAGCCAATGAAGCCGGTGGCCGCGAATCTGCTCTGCGCCAGCTGCCGAGAAAACTACTGGCAGCTCATCTGCCAACTCGGCCACGTCCAACTGCCCGCACTGCGAAGCATCATGCTCAAACAGGCCCACATCGGCCCCACAGGCCACACGCCAAACAAAGGCAACGCGCCAATACCCATCGACACGAGAGCGCAAGCCCTCATCACCGATTCCGAAGCATGGCTCGCCGAACAAGCAGGCAAAATCAACGCACGCTACAGCAATTTCCCGTGGGACAAGGCATGGAAGAAGATCACGGCCAACAAACACACCATCCTCAGCATGAGCACCGCAGCAGACGATTACACCGCCCTGGAACACATCAGCCGACGCAACGAGACGGCCTTGACACCAGAAGAGGCAATGGTCATCATCGGCACATGCCCACAATGCGGCCACCAAGCCACCAGCACGCCACAGGCCGACGAATGGACATGCCCGCACTGCAAATGGCAAGGCGGAGTCCAAGCCATCAAAGCCACCCGCGACAACAAACTCTGGCAACTCGAATACACCGGAAAACCAGTCGAAGTCGCAAGATACCTCTCCAAAATGGACATCCACTGCACAAGCGACCAGATCCGCCAATGGCTCACCAGAGGCAAACTCCACGCCACGCCGACAAAACACAAAGGAGAGTACGTGTTCAACCTCGGAGAAATAACCGCCATGCTTGACTGTCACAATTAAAATGCTATACTGTCGTACAGTAGTAAAATGGTTCAACCTGAAAGGGCTGGGCCATTATTCATATCAAGCTTTGGTAGCTCAGCGGCAGAGCACGATGGATAGCACAGATACCAGAGGACGGAACAGACCGGCCATGGCTTCCATGATTCTTTGAATGCCCGTGATAAGAGACAGTGCCCCTCATCGATGTCGTGGGTTCGACTCCCACCCGAAGCACCAAAGGCGGTGAATCAATGCCAGGAAGAACGCGCAAGACAAGCCGCCAATTCGAAAAAGACAAGGCCGCATTCTTCACACAATGCAAGGCACAGCATGCAGTCTGCTGGTTGTGTGGCATGCCAATCGACTATGCGGCATCGAAGAACACCACCGATGACAGCTTCAACCTCGACCACATGTTCCCCGTCAGCAAGCACCCTGAACTCCAATTCGACCCAGCAGGCTTCAAACCATCACACACCAGCTGCAACCGCTTGAGAGGCAACCAAGATCCGCCAGCGCCAATCGGCACACTAAGCAGGCAATGGATTAAGACAGCATGAGCAAGGAGACAGCAATGCAACAGCCAGTCAACCTAACGCTCACCGCAGAAATTAACGACAAGACATTCCCAATCAGCAGCTTCACGGTCAACATTCCAGTGCACGTCAACAGAACATACCGCTACGAGGTCATCGACTCCGAGCGTGCCATCGCCAAGCTGATGCCACCAAGCACAAACGAACTCATCAAACGCTTCAAAAACGCAATCAACGCATTCCAAACAGCATTCGAAACCGACCCAAACGGGGTAGGGGCGGTGAAATCCTGAAACCAACGAGATGGTGCAAGACGTCCCGCGTGGTTGGTCTTCCTCTCCCCGACGAATGAAATTGTTGGCGGGTCGCGCGCGATGGCAGATTAGGGGGTGTTTTCGATGAGTGCGAAGTTTCCGAGTCGGAATGTGGCGGAGGCGTTGGAGCGTTCGTTGAAGAACGCTGACCTCAAGGCTGTGAATTCTGCTGTTGTCGCTGCGGCTCGCGTGTTGGCTGAGCGTATCGATTATCTGACGTTCTCCGGTTTTGTCGATGAGAACGGCAAGCTCGACAACGTGTCGCTGCCGACGTTCCTGAAGTATTGCCAGAGTCTCGGCCTTACGGTGGATGCGCCTGCTAAGGTTGGTCGGCCTGCGAAGCCGAAGGTTGAGGCGAAGCAGGAGAGGCCGAAGAGCGACAAGGTTGTGCAGATGGAAGATTTCATGAAGCGTTTCGGCTAGGAGGCGTTCGATGGTGTCGGAAGATTTGAGTGTTTTCGGTGCCATCGATGATGAGAAGCATGGTGTGACCCTGCCGCGTATTTATACTCCGCCGTTGCGTCCGCTGACGAAGGAAACTTCAAATGGGTTCGCGGTGATCGCGTTCGCTGAAATCATGCTGCACGTGCATCTCTACCCGTGGCAGCAGTGGCTGCTTGTCCATGCGCTTGAACTGCTTGAGGACGGCTCGTATCGTTTCCGCAAGGTGATTGTGCTCGTGGCTCGCCAGAATGGCAAGACCACGCTGATGGGCGTTTTGGCCGCGTGGTGGCTGTTCGTTGACTCCAACAAGCATCCGGACAGGGTGCCGCCCGTGAAGTTCCTCGTGGTCGGCGCAGCGCAGACGTTGGACAATGCGAAGGGTCCGTACAATCAGGTCAAGGAGTGGTGCAATCCTCAGCCTTCGACTGATGAGGAAGCGGATCTGGTGATTCCGGATCTCGCTGCGATGACGCAGAAATTCGTGAACACGAACGGCGAGGAAGCGATCATCACGAGGAGCAAGGCCAGATATATCGTCCGCGCGGACAAGAACATTCGAGCCAAGTCGGCGGCGCGTGTGGTGTTCGATGAGCTTCGTGAGCAGCATAATGATGATGGCTGGAACGCTGTCTCGCAGACTACGAAGGCCGTATGGTCCAGCCAATTATGGGGCATTTCCAATGCTGGCGACTATCGCAGCGTGGCATTGCGCAAGCAGGTCGATAAGGGTCGTAAGCTTGTTGACGAGTGGGCGCGTCTGAGCGCCGACGGTGGCAATCCGGCCGACGTGTTCCTGTCCGGCGAGCAGGATGGCAGCTTCGGATATTTCGAATGGAGCGCTCCGGACAAGTGCCCGGTGGATGATGCCGACGCGATCCGCCAGGCTAACCCGTCTCTCGGCTACGGGCCGATGACCGTGGCTTCCGTGCGCTCCGACATCGATGGCATGACTGAGGCCGCATTTCGCACCGAGGTCCTATGCCAGTGGGTGACGGCCGACATCGTGCCCTACATCAATCCAAAATTGTGGGCGCATGGCACTGATAATGCGTCGTGCATTCCGGCTGATAATCGCGTTGTCTTGGCCGTCGATACCAGCGCCGACCGCCAGACCACGTACGTGGCCGCCGCCGGCCTGCGCGCCGATGGTCTCCCACATGTCGAGTTGATCGCACGTCGTGACGGCATGCTCTGGGTGCCGCATTTCCTCGACCTGCTTCGTGAGAGCTGGCCGAATGTCTGTGAGATTGCCGTGCAGTCTAAAGGGTGCCCGGCAGTCGATTTCATCGAACCGCTCACCGAAAAAGGGTGGAACGTCCATTTAATCGAGGGCTTCCGGCTTGGCGCATGCTGTGGCCGCTTCCTTGACCGAGTGCGCGAAGGCAAGCTCAGGCATCTGCCGCAGCCAGCCATCGAACAGCAGGTTTCCGTGGCTGTCACCCGCCGTCTTGGCGAGGTCGAGGTGTGGGACCGTGCCAAAAGCGCCCTGCAGATCAGCGGCCTCATCGCCGAGAGCGAGGCATTGTACGCGCTTGAGACCATGCAGGTCGAAGCAGAAACACCGAAATATTCGCCAAGCGTGACGCATTTCGCCGTTGTCTGAACCCAGTGAGGAGGTTTCATGGGTTTCTTTTCCAGATGGCTCAAGAAAAGCCCCGTATCCGTGGCCCAGAAGTTCTCCGAATCGCCAGTGAACATTTCACAGGTGGCGCAGATTCCCATCGACTGGTTCGGCGCTGGAGTGTATGAGCGTGAGGCGGCGGTGCGTACCGTCATCGACCATATCGCGCGGAACATCGCCAGCATGCCCTTCAAGGTCTACACCCGCCAGTCTGACGGCGATCGCGTGGAGGACACCACAAGCCCATTGGCGCAATTGATGGCCAAGCCAAGCGTGCTTCCAGGCATGACGCGCTATCGATTCTTCTACTCGCTGCTGTGCGATGGCCTGCTCAATGACCGGTGGCTTTGCCTGCTCGATGCCGACAAGCAGTCCGGCCGACTATGGCTGCGGCGTATCCCGGTACAGAATTTCACCCTTTCCGGCAACACTCTCGATGAGATCACCGGCGTGCAGATCAGCACCGGCCAACCGGAGGGCAGCCGGTATTTCAAGCTGCCCGACCCGCAGATTCTGCTGGACGTGGGCTATAGCACGTCCGGTATCGGCGGCTCTCCGGTGTCCGGCACTCTCGCCCCGCTTTTGGCGGAGGCGCGTGAGATGGCCGAATACCGTCGCGCGATTGCCAAGAACGGTGGCCAGATTCCGGCCTATATCTCGCGTCCGAAGGAGATGCCGTGGCCTTCGCAGGAGGCTCAGGACGAATTCGTGCAGGGTATGCGGAATTACAAGGCTGGCGGCAATCTCGCCGGTGGCTGGCCGCTGCTCAACGATGGCATGGAAATCAAGACGGTGGACGCCTTCAAGCCGATTGACATGCAGGACATCGACGCGAGGGACAAGATCCGCATCGACGTGGCCAACGCCTTCCATATCGCGCCGGAGAATCTAGGCTTCCGCAGCGGCACGAATTCCAACATCGCTTCCTACAAGGAGCAGATGTGGAACGTTGAATTAATGCCGTACATCGTGGCCTTCGAACAGTCGCTCAACCTACTGCTGCCCGACGCGCTCGGACAGCCGGACGCCTACATCGAGGCGAACGTGGACGCCAAGCTGCGCGGAACCTTCTCCGAACAGTATCAGGCGCTTTCCACGGCCACGGGGCGCAGCTTCATGACCACGAACGAGGCGCGGCGCATCCTGAACTATCCGAAGGTCGAGGGCGGTGACGATCTGGTGACGCCATTGAACGTCGCGACAGGCGGCCAGCCCAGCCCGCAGGACGGCGGCAGGACGCAGAACGCGCAACAGAACAACCCAGTGAACGGAGAAGACCAGTGAATCTCAAACAGCTCAGATTCAACGTGAAGTCCTTGGACGATTCGGCTGGCGAAGGCGTTTTCAGCGGCTATGCCAGCACTTTCGGCAACAAGGACCTGCAGGGCGACGTGATCGCCAAGGGCGCTTTCGCGGAGACCTTGGAGAAGGATTACAACGGCGGTGCCGGTATTCCTATCCATTGGAACCATCAGGACGGCAAGCCGACCGACATCATCGGCCGCACACTGAGCGCCGTCGAGGATGAGAAGGGCCTTCTCATCTCGGCCCAGCTCGACATCGAGGACAATCCGACTGCACAGCAGGCATATGACCTGCTCAAGGACGGCAGGGTGCATCAGATGAGCATCGGCTTCGTGCCGACGAAGACCGCTTGGATTACGGAGAAGGGCGACGGCCCGTGGGGCGGCCATTCCGAATTCCAGCAGATCAAGCTTTTCGAGATCAGCGTGGTGCCGGTGGCCGCGAACCAGCAGGCCGAGATCCTGGCGGTGAAGTCGGGTCGTGCCATCAGCTCCGCCAACGAGGAGAAGCTGCGTGCCGCGCTGTTCTCGTTGAACGAGGTGCTTGACGGCATCGATTCCGATAATTCCGCTTCCGACGAGGATAAGGCGGATGATTCCAAGACCGGCGAGAGGCCGGACGATAAGAAGCTTGACCCCGATGAGGGCAAGGACGCTGAGGCCGAGAAGGCCGAGCGCCTGAATGTAATCAAATCCGCCCGTGAATTGGTCACTGGCGGCAAGGACAACAAGGAGACCAAATGAGTTTCAATGATCGTCTCGCCAAGACCAAGGCCGCCATCGAAGCGGTGCTGGCCAAGGGTGAGGATAATCTCGACGCTTCCGACATCGAGAAGCTGAAGGGTCTGAACGCCGAGGCGCACGAATTGCAGGACTCCATCGAGACGCTGGACACCGTGCACAAGCGCTTCGAGGGATTGACCGACAACCTGGCGGACACCCAGAAGAGCGGAGCCGCATCAGGCGAGTCTCTTGGCGATTTCGTCGTGAAGAACATCGGCGAACAGCTGGCGAAGATAAAGGGGGTGTCCGGAGCGTCAATCGCAGCACCGGAATGGGCTCCGCGCCGCAAGGCCAACACTGACACGCAGGTTACCGGCGGCCCGTCCGGCGTGTATGGCTCCCTGTTGACCTACGTGGACCCGAATTTCGTCCAGGCTTACCGCCGTCCGACCATCACCAACCTATTCGGTGTCGGCGCGATGAGCGGTCAGGCCATCATCTACTACGTGGAAGGTGAAAAGGAAGGCGATTTCAAAACCGTCGGCGAAGGCGAGAAATTCAGCCAGATCCATTACGACGACGCGACCGAGCACACCGACGCATTATCCACCATTGCTGGATTCATCAAGGAATCCAACGACATGATCACCGACCTCGAATTCTTGAAGTCCGACATCGATGGACGCCTGCTCTACGACCTGAGCATCGTCGAGGAGAAGCAGCTGCTCAACGGCGATGGTACCGGCAAGAACATCAAGGGCCTGCTGAATCGTGAAGGAATCCAGTCATACACGGCTACAGACGCTGGTAACGACGTTGCCGTCCTGCACGCGCAGTCGATGATTTCCATCACGACCGGCATGATGCCGGATGCCCTTGTCATCAATCCGACAGACTATGAGGCCATTCGGCTGAAGAAGGACAATGATGGCAATTTCATCGGCGGTGGACCGTTCTATGGCGTGAATGGCGGCGCGTTGACCATCACTCCGCGCCTCTGGGGTCTGGACACCGTGGTGACTCCCGCTGTCGATGCCGGCACGGCTATTGTCGGGTCCTTTAAGGGTGCTGCCACCTTCTATCGCAAGGGCGGCGTGACGGTTGAGGCCACCAATTCCAATGACACTGACTTCATTTCCGATTTGGTGACCATTCGCGCCAAGGAGCGTGTGGCTTTGGCCGTGCGCAAGCCGAAGGCTTTCGTCAAGCTGACCCTTAAGTAAGGAGACGTGATATGGCTCGACAGTTTCGAGTGATTCCAGCCACATCGGCGAAGCTTGACCCGAACGCCGCCGTGGCGGATGTGATCTTCGTGGATGCGAAGGGCAAGCCGACCGACATTGGTGGTTCTGCCGCCGCGCCGTATGTGCTTCCTGCCGCCGCCGAGAACGCTCTCGGTGGTGTGAAGCTGGCTAATGTCGCTTCGGCTGGCAAGGCCAATGCCGCTGTGGCTGTGGCCGCTGGCGATGCACCGACCAAGGCCGAGCATGACGCGCTCGTGACCGCGTACAACGATTTGGCGAAGCGTGTCAATGCTCTTGTGGCTGGTCTTGTGGCTGCTGGCGTGGTGAAGACGAGCTGAGATGGGAGGTCGGCATGAGTGATGTGAATGTGATTCCCGACATGATTGCCGACCCTTCGGCTTTCGAGGATGACGCGGCTTTCCGGCTCAAAGCCGCGCAGGCGGCCATCAGGCGTGAGTGCGGCTGGCATGTCATGCCGAACACGGCGCTTAGCGGTGTGATTAACACTCGTGGCGGTTCGGTGATTCGTTTGCCCGCACGTCATGTGACGAGCATCGAATCATTGACCGACCGTGATGGCAACAAGCTGGCTTATGCCTATGATCCTGAGACTGGTCTTGTGGAGTCGCTTTCTGGCGGATTTCCAGCTGGCATTGCGGCCATCCGCTACGAGATTCACGCCGGCTATGATGACGCGCCGGACGTGCAGTCGGTGCTTATCAGCGCCGCGAAACGTGCCGGCATGAGTCCGCTTGGGCTTATCACCTCGCAGTCCACTAATGGCAGCAGCGCAAGCTTCGACGTGGTATCGCTCATGCAGGCCGAGAAGGACAAGCTCAAACCCTACAAGCTGGGAGGCTTGCCATGAGCCTGCTTGACGATCTGAACGCCACTGGTGGCGGCTGGCATATGTCCGGCGCGACCAAGTGGCGGCGTTTGCGTGCGAAGAAGGTCATGGACCGGTATAGCGGCGAGCTGACTGGCGAGGATTGGGACCACCCGGACGTGCTGGAATTCAATGGCTCGCTTTCCAGCTCTAGCAGCATGAGGACTCCTGACGCTTTGCGTGAGGAGACCACGAGCACGGCCTACCTGACTTCGCCAGATCCGTCGCTTGACATCATGCCGGGTGACAGGATTCGCGCGATGCCGGATGACGGCAGGTGTTGGGAGGTGTCCGGCTATCCGTCGCGTGATGCCAATGCTTTCACCGCGTGGCAGCCGACGATTGAGATTCCACTATCCGAGTACAGGGGGTGATGGTCTTGGGTGTGATGGTCAAATTCAACGATCGATATTTCGATGAGCTGATGAATTCGGCTGGCGTCAAGGCCATGACCCGCAGGGCGGCCGAGAAGACGCTCGAATATGCGAAGGCTCACGCTCCAGTGGACACCGGCGCATACCGTGACGGCCTCCAGATCGAGGAGGTCAAGCATGCGCACCGTACCACCTGCATGGTGGTCGGCACCGATCCGAAGACCCTGCTCGTGGAGTCGCGGACCGGCAATCTCCGCAAGGCGCTCAAGGCTGGCAAGTCATGACGGCAGTGCTACCACCAGACCTCGAAACATGGCTGTGCGCTTACCTCCGTGGCGAGCTGAAGCCCTCCTTCGGCAAGATTCTCGTGCACATTCGAGAGCCGGACGATTACGACGGCTCCTATCCTCTCGTGGTCGTGCGTGACGATGGCGGCAGCCAGTCCAATCGCGTGCTCTTCGACCGCAGCATTGGTATCACCGTGCGTTATGGCAGTCGGTCCACTCCGGGGCCTTGCCGTGATCTGGCGGCTCGAATCTACGGCCTGCTCACCGACCCTGAGATTTGCTCGCTTGATGGTTCGCCGATCGCGGCAGTCGAGGAGGACGGGTGCAATGGTCCGTTTTTCGTGGCCGAGGACGCGAACATCGCCAGATGCTATCTGACTCTCGAATTCTCCGCTATTGGAGAATTCCAATAATTCAATAATTCTTAATTTTTAGGCGTTGAAACGTTTGTTTCAGCGCCTTTTTTGTTTGAAAGGACAAAATATGGCAGCTGATTCAGCAGGCAATGACCTGAGCGCCGCGAAGATCGTGGTGACAAGCGCATACCGTTTCGCCCCCTATGACGCGACTCAGAAGCTGACCGCCGATCTCATCGCGCCGACCGTGGCCGACGTGAAGACCGGCTTGGACAAGATTTTCACCAAGGGCGGCTTCGTCGGCCTTATCACCGAGGATGGTGCCCCGCAGGACAGCCGTGACGCCGATGATGCGATCAAATTCCACCAGCCAGGCTATTCGATCAACGGCAAGGCGTCGCTGACCGAGCAGTTCACGGTGGCCGAGGATAACGACATCACACGCAAGATGACGATCGGCACGCCGGACTCCAGTGGCGTGTATCACGTGACCGATGTGATTCAGGATGGCAAGTGGTTCTGCTACAAGGAGACCGTTTTTAAAAACGGCACGCACCGCCGTCGTCTGGGTGTCGTGAATCTGACCGGCAACGAGCAGGGTCAGGAGACTTCCGGCAAGAACACCGGTGACGCTTGGACCATCGAATGGATTCAGGATGACGCCTGCGATTCCGGCGCCTCGAAGTACCTGCAGTCCTTCGTGACGCCGAAGGCTTCGTCCGATTCTCATGCAACCGATCATCAGGCTGATGATTCCGAGTCTCAGCCGGTGGCTGACTGATTCAACTCTTCCCAGCATGTGTTTCTTTCTTCCTTTCTTCGCATGTGCTGGGATTCTTCCTCTTCATCCAACAAAGTAAAGGAATTTTTCATAGTCGTTTGAAAGAAGGAAGCAATGACCAAGAACACCGTGATGCCGTGCGCCGCCGATTTCGACGCCTGGACTCAGGAGGACGAGGAGAAGGCGCTTGAAGCGTCGGCCGAGCGGATGAAGGTGAAGCACCTCATCAAGGACGGCAGCGTATGGTTCCTCGCACCGCACGGCCACATTTACAAGCTGCCTCTGAATCTCAGCATCGATGATTTCATGCGCCTGTCCGACCTGCAGTCCAACACGGAGCAGATTCAGACTTTGAAGGATATTCTCGCGGCTTTCGCTGGCGAGGATGCGGCCAAGGAGCTGGCTAAGGAGCCGGCAATGGTCCCATTCAACATCCTCAACGATTATGGCGAGCTGCTTGCGAAGATTCAGGGCGTGGAATTGGGAAAATCGTCGGCTTCTGCCAGCTCCTCCAAGGAGACACCGGCAGTCGAATAAGGGCCGATTTCGCGGCTCGCGGGTGGAGTCTGCAGGCTGATTTGGGCGGCAGACTCCGCTACTGCGACGCGATCGCATTGTGGGAAAATCTCTCGGCCGACCCGAACACTTACACCGGCATGACTGCGGTGCATATGGTGCTGCCGATGGATGCGACGGCTATCATCACCGCGATTCAGGCGGGCGGCACGTCGATTCTTGGTGACCTCGCGCCGGAAAAGGCGGGGAAGAAGCACGTCGAGGTGACCGATGAGGAGCGTCGTGAGGCGTTGGAGTCGATGAGCAGCATCTTCGGCTTCAAAAAAAGTGAATAGAGGAGGCTGTCATGGCTGGCGGTAGTGAGCTTGGGTCCGCGCATGTGAGCATTTTCCCGCAAATGAAGGGCTTCCGCCAGAATGTGGCCAAGGAGACCGGCAAGGCCGTCTCCGACATGAAAAACTCCTTCACGAAGGGCTTCAATGGCGCGCAGCAGGGCAAGCAGATCGGCAGCGCCTTCAAAAGCGGTTTCAACAGTGGTGCCGCCGAGTTGAATTCCGACGCCCTGCGGTCCTTTAAGAAGGATGTGGCGCAGGCTAGCCAGAAGAACACGGACGCGCTGCTGAAATTCAAGGCCGCGTCCGTGCAGGTGCAGGCAGCTCAGGAGAAACTGAACGCGGCCACGCAGAAATACGGTGCCGATTCGACCCAGGCGCAGGCTGCGGCCATCAAATTGGAGCAGGCGCAGATCCGGCAGAAGGCGGCGTCCGACAATCTCAAGGCGGCGTCCGACAATCTCAAGACGGCTCAGGGACGGCTCAAGGATCTTGAGACGCAGTTGGCGGCCGAATCCGACAAGTCCAAGAATGCGTTCAGCCGTCTGGCGTTCGGCTTCACCTCAACGGCCCAGCAGATTGTCGGCAAGATTCCGGGCGTTAACTCGGCCGTGCAGAAGATCAGCACGACGGCTGGCGAGGTCACGTCCAACATCAAAAGCAAATTCTCAGCTGCGTGGAATGCGCTGCCGGAGGGTGCGCGTAATGCTGCCGTGAAGGCTGGCAACGCGTTGCATTCCGGCTTGAGCAAGGCGTCCGGCTTCGCGTCGAAGGCGGTGTCCGGGATCGGCAACGCCGCGAAAGGCATGGCCACCGTCGTGTCCGGCGCCGCTGCCGCCGCTGGCGGATATCTGGCGAATTTCGGCAAGCAGGCCGTGGATGCGGCCCTCAAGGCCGGTGAGGTCACTGCTAAATTCCAGCAGGTCGCCAAAAACAACAATTGGACCGAGGAAGAGCAGAAGTCGCTGCTCAGTCTGAATAAGACGCTTGGACAGACCGGCGTCATATCCGGTGGCACCTTGAAGGCCGCTCAGGCGCAGCTGGGTACTTTCGCGCTGACGGCGGATCAGGTCAAGACTTTGACGCCCGCTTTGGCGGACATGATCGCCAATAACAAGGGTTATAACGCAACCGCTCAGGATGGCGTGCAGATCGCTAACCTGCTCGGCAAGGTCATGACCGGCTCGGCTACCGCATTGAGCAAATATGGCGTGACGATGACCGACGCCCAGAAAAAGACCTTGCAGGAGGGCACGGCACAGGAGAAGGCCGCTATGGCCGCCCAAGTGTTGGAGGCGAATTTCGGCGGCATCAACAAGGCTCTTGCGGAGACTCCGCAAGGCAAGATGACGATCTTGCAGCATGAGATTGCCGGTTTGAAGACTTCGGTCGGCAATGATCTGATCGCGGCTTTCGGTGGTGTCGGTGGTGCGGTCATCAAGATGGTGCAGGCTGTCGAACCACTCATCACAGCTTTCTTCGACAAGGTGGCCGCACTGGCCGAGAAGATCGGCCCGCCACTTGAAAAAGTGTTCGGTGGCATCGCCGACAAGATCAGCAAAATCAATTTCAGCGGCTTCATGGGCCAATTGTCCGGATTGTCCGGCCCTATCGCAGCCGTGACTGGTCTGCTTGGCGCAGCTGGTCTTGGTGGCGCGTTGAGCGGCTTGAGTGGCGTGCCGGTGATTGGTGGTCTGCTGTCGAAGTTCGGTGGCGTGCTTTCCGGTCTTGGCGGGCCTATCACGCTGGTGATTGGCGCTCTGGCCGGCCTTATCGCCACGAGCCCGCAATTGCGCAGCGAATTCGGCACGATGCTGCAGAACGTTTTCGTCAGCTTGCAGCAGGCATTCCAAATGCTTCAGCCGTCGATTCAGACGCTCATGACGGCTTTGAGTCAATTGGCGGCAGCTGTCATGCCTGTCATCACCAATCTCGTCGGCCAGATCATTCCACTGCTAACACCAATCATTTCCACTTTGGTGGGTGCTTTGGTACCGGCCATTCAGGGCATTCTGACCGTGGTGACCACCGTCATTCAGGCGATAACTCCGGCCATCCAAGGAGTCCAGCCGGTTGTCACGGCGGTGGTCGCGGCCATCACGGCTGTGATTCAGGCGCTCATGCCGGTCATCTCGCAGATCAGCAGTCTCATCACCGACGTGGTGGCTGCAATCACTCCGGTGATTCAAGGGCTTCAGCCTTTGGTTACGACGGTGGTGCAGGTGATTACCAGCGTGATTCAGGCGCTGGTGCCGGTGATTCAGGCTCTCGCGCCATTGGTGTCCACGATCATTTCCGCGATCGTCGGCTTCATCAGCTCGACACTGCTGCCGACTATCCAAGCGATGCTGCCATTCATCCAAGGCATCATCAATGGCATCACGATGGTGGTCAAGGGCATCGTCAATGTCATCCAAGGCGTCATCAATCTGGTGACCGGCCTGATTCATGGCAATTGGAGTCAGGCGTGGAATGGCTTTAGTCAAATTGTGCATGGTGTTGTGCAAGGCGTGCTCGGCTTTTTGGGTGGCATTGGCAGTGCGATTATCGGCATCTTCGCTGGTGCTGGCACGTGGCTGTGGAATGCCGGCGCGAGCATCATCAATGGTCTGCTCAATGGTCTGAGGGCGGCTTTCGGCAAAGTTAAGAGCTTTGTGAGCGGCATCGGCGATTGGATCGTCAAACATAAGGGTCCGCTCAGCTACGACAAGGTGATGCTTAAGCCTGCTGGTCAGGCGATCATGCAGGGCTTTGACAAGAGCCTTAAGGCTGGCTGGAAGGACGTGCAGCGCACTGTCAATGGCATGAATGCGCAGATCAATGGCGGTTTCGATGTGGATGCGTCGAAGTCGGGGCGCGCGAATGTCAGCAATGGCGGTGGCGGTGCCACGTATGTCACGCAGACGTTCAATTATCCCGCGATCGCGCCCACGTCGATTTCGACGCAGCAGAAATTGCAGACTGCGGCGATGCCGCAATGGTGACACACAAGTGAAAAAGGTGGTGCAATGATTCTCACGGATTATCTCATCAATGGTCAGCAGCTGACTGGTGAGCGTTCGAGCCTGATAGTCGGCACCACCCATTTCACGAGCATCAGCCCGCGCATTAATTCCGTCACGGTGAATGGTCGGAATGGTGTGATGCTTCCTGCTGGGCCGGTGGCTTTCGATGCGCCGGAAATCACGCTGAAATTCATCACGGACGGGCCTGATGCGGATACTCTGATGCACCGCTTCTACCGCTTGTGCCGTTTGGCTTCCAAGCTGACTCGCGTGGAGCGTGACACGGTATCCGGCTGGGCTCGGCGCATGACAGCCAAGGCCGTCTGCACGTCGTGCCAGCCGGACGGTGATGAAATACCGTGGGATGACCACCGCGCGGCCACCGCCGTCTTCCAATTGCCTGACGTTTATTGGCAGGGGGAGCAGTGGCAGGAGCGCACCTTGGACGCGACTGGCGGGCGCCTCATGGCCGGTAGTGTCGATAAGCCAAGCGACAAGGGGTATTGGACGCGTTGGGCTGGATTGCCGAACGCCTCGCCCTCGCAGCTTTTCGACACAGTGCCGGAGGGCTGGCTGTCCAACGCGCCAATCGGCACGCTGGTATTGCGCTTCGGCGCCGCAACCGCCGTCACGATCAGTGACCCGGTGAGTGGCACGAATCTGCTGTGGGGTGGCAAACGTGACGCCTCACGACCTTATCTTTTCGTCGATGTGGCTAATCGCAAGGCGTGGACGGCGGCCAACGCCGACGCTTGGTCGGGTGGCGTGGATGCGTCGAATGGCATCGACTGGACCACGGAGTCACTGCAAGTGTGGCCTGACATTTCGTCTGGCGATTATCGCCTCGCAATCAAACAGACCGGCGGCGCCGACAAGGTGGTCTGCCGGTTTTTGCAATCCTGGGAGTGATTCATGGCAAAGTCTCTGCACGCGCGTCTTGTGGCCTATCGTCCATTCGGTGAGCGTATCGGTGTGCTGGCGGAGCCGGTGAGCTTCAGCGCGTCCATGCTCCACAATGATGATGGCGCAATCAGCATCGAATACTCGCTGCTGTCCGGTGACGCTCAGGCTTTCGACCGTGAGCTTACCGATGGCCTTGAAGTGGCCGTGGAGGTGTCGGACGGTAGTGGCTTCAGGGAGCCGGATAATGCGCGATTCGTCATCACGGGCCGCTCCGGTAAGACGGATGACCGCACCAAGACCATCACTTATTCCGGTCAGTCGATTGGCTGGCTGCTGTCCAAGGCCGAAAACAACGACGCGAGCCATCTCATCGCCGATGGCGATAACAAGGGTAAAAGGCCATTTTATTCTTCCAATCCGGGCACGATTCTCAAGACTTTGTTGGACGAAAACCGGGCGCGTGGTGGCGTGGCCACTGGTCTGACCTTGGGCTTCGACACCGCCAAGGACGCGGCTGGCAGTAATTGGGCAAAAAAGTACACTCTGTACTATTCCTTGGGCACTGATTTGCAGACCATCCTGGACGCCCTGGTCAATGGTGGCGGCTGCGACTGGCGCACATCGGGCCGCGCCTTGAAGCTGTGGAATGCGGACAGTGCCGCCTTGAGCCGTGATTTGAGCAAGAGCGTCGTGCTCCAGCTCGCGCGTGACATCAGCGAAGCCCCATTCGAGGAATCCATCGCGGATTTGGCCAGCACCATCCTTGTCGAGGGTGACAATAACCTGCTTTTCCGCATGGATAATCCGGCTGCTCCGACACCGTGGGGCAAGTGGGAGTCCTACAGCTCGCAGGGCGGCGTGTCCGACAAGGACACTGCCCAGGCATTCATGCAGATCACTTTGGATGACGCGGCCAGGGTGCGTGGCCAGTACACGCGCGACTTGGTGACCGCGAATGTGGATAATCTGCCGCTCATCGACTATCACGCCGGCGACTGGATTACCGCCCCAACCGTGGCTCACAGCGAGAAGGTGCGCGTGCAGGAAATCGACCTGTCCATGCGCCAGAATGAGGGACTGACTGCCTCAATCGCCCTGAATGATATTAAGTATGACGCTTCCGTGCGTCAGGCGAAGAAAATCAAGGGCATCACCGGTGGCGCGGCATTGGCAGGCAGCGAGAGCGGCACCACAGCGTCCACTGACCATGACCATCGCGTGCCGAAAGCGCCGCTCGGCCTTGTGGTGCAAACTGATGCGTATATCGGCAGCGACGGTTTCGCCCACGGCTTGGCCACCGCCATGTGGTCCGCAGTGACCGAAGCAACCAATGACACGGCCATTGAGATCAGCAATTACGCCGTCGAGTGGAAGCAGCACAAAGACGGTGCGCCATGGCATGCCGCCGGAACGACTGATAAGACGCAGCTCGGTTTCGGCGGTTTGGATTGCGGCACGCAAATCGAGGTGCGCGTCAGGGCCGTGCCGACATATTCTGACAAGCTTGGCGAGTGGTCTGAGACTGTCGTGGCTACCGTCGAATCCGACGTGACCCCGTGCTCCGTCCCATCGAAGCCGACTGTCTCCTCCGAGCTGGGTGTGGTCACCATCCATTGGGATGGCAAGACCGCTGCTGGTGGGCAGATGGAAGCCGACTTCGACCATATCGAGGTGGGCGAGGGCATCAATGCGGCTGGAATGCAGGTCATCAGCGCCACGCAGGCGGGACAGGGCGATTACCTCGTGACCGGTCTGACCGCAGGCTCCGAGCACTCCTATTCTCTCCGCTCGGTCGATCATGCGGGCAATCGCTCCGCTTGGTCTGAGATTGCCACTGTGACCGTGGCTTCCGCCGTCTCGCCTGATGAGGTCAAACAGATCCAAAAAGACCTGGCTGACAATCAGACGGCGTTGAAGGATAATGCGGCGAAGCTGACGCAGGCCCGGAAGGACATCCAAGCCAACAAGTCGAATCTCGACGCGGCGTCCAAGACGCTGGCGCAGGCCAAGACCGACCTGACGCAGGCCCGGAAGGACATCGCGCAGACCAAGAGCGACCTGACCACCGCGAACGGCGAGATCAGCAAGGCGAAGGAGTCGGCGGCTCAGGCGTATGCCGAAGCCCACTCAAAGAATCACACTTTCCGTGGGCCTGACATGCCGAAGGACAATCTCATCGTCGGCGACCTGTGGCTCAAGACGCAGGCGTATTGGACTCGGTGGCAGGGGGAGAAGAACGCAAGCTCCTCACTGCTCGCGGACTTTTACACGTACTGGCTCGGGACTCCGAATAATTCGCCTTCCGTGCTCGTGCCGCTCTCCGACCGCGTGATTGACACGCTTGTCTGGGATGGCTCCGCGTGGAACCATCTTGGCTATGCCGATGTGGAGAAGAACGCGGACGAAATTTCCAAGGCGAAGTCGGATATCGCGGACAATGCGGCGAAGACCACTGACGCCAAGAAGACTGCCGAGAATGCCGCTGCCGCAGCGAAGACCGCGCAGGGCACGGCAGACAGTGCGAAGAGCGCCGCAGGCACGGCCCAGTCAACGGCGGATGCCGCACAGACTGCCGCTAAGAGTGCCACCGCGACCGCAGGTCAGGCCAAGGATGCGGCCAATGCCGCTCAGACCGCCGCCGAGAGCGCGAAGAAGACCGCAGGCAATGCGGAGACGCTGGCGAACACTGCCAATGAGTCCGCCAAGTCCGCCAAGTCCGACGCGGCTTCGGCCAAGACGGACGCTTCCACCGCGAAGACGGACGCGGCCAATGCCAAGACCACTG